ACCGTGTAGAGCGCATTATTGACAAGTTAGAAAAGGAGAAGAAACCATGTGCCTCAGCGAACTAATAGGAAAGAGAACGCTTAAACATGACAGAAAAGTATGGAAGTCTATGAAAGTTATTACTGGCACTGAATTCACGGATGACAGGGGCTATATAATCAAGAAAGGGTTAAATACTTTCGATACAAGTGTGAGAATATCCATCAGTACCCATATTGCAGGCACTGTGCCATGTTACAACTCCGGCTCTCATTGTTTTCTTCGTAAGAAAGATGCTAAAGCATGGTGCTCAAGCGAGGCAAGACCTCTGAGTTACATCATTCCTGCGGGGACTGAAGTACAGTTTGGGATTCAGGTGGCAAAGAACATCCCCCGCAAAGTAGTAGTTACGCCTGTTCTTTTTAACCCAAGATAGGAGAAAAAATGAAACAATATACCCATTCATCTAATATCCGTGAGTAGTAAACCTTTAACAGAGAGGCTATAAAATGATTATCCACAAACGTATTAAAGAACTGATTGCATTCGTTGGTACAAGCCATAACCGCGAAGCTCTTACAAAGATTCATGTCACTGACAAAGAATGTGTTGCGACCGATGGACATGCTATGGTTATAATGCCGCGTTCGAATACTCTTAACGACGACGAATATCCGCTGACAAATCCACACATTGACGCTCAATACTGCTTATCCACACCTATCAACCTTGACGTTGACGTGGTAAAGAATGCAGTGGCATCCTTGCCAAAAAAAGCAACATTGCCTGTTCTTAACTTTATACAAGTGGGCACAGAGGGGGATCGGGCGATTATCAACGCGGGGCTGCCTGTCGTACGCTTTCCGGCTGGCGGCACAGACACGGCGTATCCAAACTACAAAGCAGTGATTCCTGATTATATCGAGCGAACCCCGATCACGTTCGCAGTCGACGGAAAACTTCTGGAAAAGGTCTGTAAACTTGCGCGATTGCATGGAGGCGAGATCAGTCATGGAATAAAGTTTACAATACCAACGACAAAAAATGAAGTATCTCGTGACAGTCAAGGTGAGGCAGTACTCGATGATAATGGCGATCCCATATTTGAAGCGCGACCAATTGAGAATTTTAACGAGCCTATTAAATTTTCCATTGAAAACGATGATGAAATGGGTGTACCTGTTTTTCATGGTGTGATCATGCCTTTGCGTCAAAAGTGGGGAGCAAGCCCTTGACAATGGAACAAGCCATCAAGAAAGCGAAAGGTAAGAACCAAAATGAGTGTACTAATTTACTATAATGAGATAGACCGGTTTTGCATAGAATGGCTTGGCAAGCTTATGGACGCCGGAGCTATACCCATGGGAGTTATAGACAACAGGAGTATTGAAGATGTTAGATCAGAAGAACTCGAACCATTCGACCAATGTCACTTCTTCGCAGGAATCGGGGTATGGGCTTATGCACTCAAACAAGCAGGATGGGGGGATAGGCCAGTCTGGACAGGAAGTTGCCCTTGCCAGCCTTTCAGCGCGGCAGGCAAAAGAAAGGGGATTGCTGACAAGCGGCACTTATGGCCAGCCTTCTTTCACCTTATTCAAAATGTCAGACCTGTCACAATCTTTGGCGAACAAGTTGCAAGTAAGGACGGACTTGCTTGGCTCGATCTTGTACAAACTGACTTGGAAGGAGAGGGTTATGCCGTCGGGGCGGTTGATACCTGCGCTGCGGGCTTCGGTGCGCCGCACATCAGGCAAAGGCTGTACTGGGTGGCCAACACCGCGCTCAGTGGAGACAGGACATTCAACGGGGAATCCGGAACGAGCATTCGACAAGAGGTCACGGATAGAGGATACGGTATTTCTGGTGGGATGGTGCAGTCCGATGAAGAGGGATTACAGCAGGGGCGGAAAGCCCCCACGTCCTCAAGACACGGGAGTACCGCTGTCGCAACAAGTCACGCTGGTTTCGTGGCCGGCACCCACAACCCGCGACCACAAGGACGGGGATTGTTCGGAACAGCTAAAAGCGGGGACGATACTTATGAATGCGCTCGGTCGCCAAGTACTACTAACAAATTCTGGCAAGACTGCGAATGGCTCCCCTGTTCAGACGGAAAAACAAGGGCAATTGAGCCCGGCACATTCCCGCTGGCTCATGGGGCTGCCAACCGTGTGGGACGATTGCGCGGTTATGGTAATGCCATTGTCGCGCCGCAAGCGACAGAGTTCATAAAAGCATTTATGGAGGTAAACCATGAAAACCATGCCCGTAGATAAGTATCGTTCAAAGCTCCTCGCTTTCAATAGAAAATTTTCCTATGCTCATTAAAATACTCAGTTGTATCTCACTACTTAAAGAACATAGTGGGTGGGGGAAGCAAAATGAAAATCAAAAAACTTAGTAAGAAAACAGAAGAACAATTGAAACGACGCAAGAAAAAAATCAAGATGAGAAATCAAGAGCGTTTTATTAAAAAGATTTTAGAACCAAGATGGGCAAAAATCAATTCCTTAGAAAGTATTAGATTCTAAATTAAGGAAAGATAATGTTAAAATTAAGGAAAGTTCACGTTAAGATTTATGGAAAAACAGATGAATTTAGATTTGATTTTGATGTTTTTATCAATCCAAATACCAATTCTTTCAAAAAGAAAGTACGTGTGGCGACTCGAAAGGAAATAGCAAAAATCAAAAAACGATTTAAAAAGAATTCGTATGGCTGTTCTTTTGGCAAAGTCAAGTATATTCGATTTGAGGGCATAACTATCAAATTTTAAAAAGGGAGGTTGCAATGTGTAATTTTTTATCCGGTATTGTTTTTCGTAATGGCGACATTCATACATCGCCGTATACTCAGTTACATGAGGATATGATTGAAGATCTCGGTCTTAATGATACTGGATCAGTTCTCAAAAACTGGCTCAGGGCAGAATATATATCAGACAATTTAGCTGATGCCAACTCTTATAAACTAAAAATTGGCGAGAATTACCCACATTGGGTAACGGATGAACTGTTACGGCAGTGGACAGAGCAGTTTAAGACTCGCCTTGATTCTTGTTTTGTTCGAGAGGATAGAACAATATTACTTGGTGGTTGGCATATACTTGTCGGTGAAGTCACTATTAAAAAATTGGTAAATTCCACCATCGAACACGCTGGGTATGCAACTATCAAATACACTTGGTCTGCAACTATCAAGAACGCTGGGCATGCAATTATCAAATACGCTGGGGATGCAACTATCGAGAACGCTGGGGATGCAACTATCGAGAACGCTTGGTCTGCAACTATCAAGGATGCTGGATATGCAACTATCAAGGATGCTGGGGATGCAACTATCGAGAACGCTTGGTCTGCAACTATCAAGGATGCTGGGCATGCAACTATCAAGGATGCTGGATATGCAACTATCGAGAACGCTGGGGATGCAACTATCGAGAACGCTTGGTCTGCAACTATCAAGGATGCTGGATATGCAACTATCAAGGATGCTGGATATGCAACTATCGAGAACGCTGGGGATGCAACTATCAAGGATGCTGGATATGCAACTATCATTAAATAATCATTGATAGGGGAAAGAGGTGGTTTCAAATGTCATTATTAGCCCACACAAAAGCGACAGAATTAGAGGTATTATCTGTGCCAGAACCGGAATGGACAAAATCGTGGCATCCTGTATCACATGCCAGATGCTTTCATGTTCTCAAAGAAACAGCACAGACTTTCGACCTGACGATACGAAAAAAAGATTATTCACTTTCAAAAGATGGTGCAAAACTGTTTGGTTCATGGGTAGTTGGTGAAGAAAATGAAATTGCACAAGCTATTGTATTTCGGAATAGTTTGGACAAAACAATGTCATTTGGAATAGTGGTGGGAACCCATGCGTTCGTCTGTGATAATCTTGCTTTTTCAGGGGATTTTGTTGAATTCAGAAAACACACCAGCGGAATGGATGATAAAGAACTCCAAAGAGTGGTTTCCAATGGATTTGATATTATCCTTCCAAAGATGGAACGATTTCAACAATGGCACGAAGCCCTTCATGAAGTAAAATTGATACCATCAAAAATGAAAGAGCTTTGCTATAATGCTGTTATTGAGGGGGTCATCAAAAAAACTAAGATACAGGATTTCAACCGATTACTATTTGGTAATGATGAAACCGAAGCCATATATAATAGCAGAGAGTTATTTGGATTTCATGGAGCTAATACCCAGATACTTCGCGATAGTAATATGGCTTACTTCCATAATAGTGAAAGGCAAATGCACCTTCATAAATTTATCAATGACAAATATGGTAAATTTCTTCCAATCATCAATGAAAATTAAATAGGGATTAAACGAGTTATTTTTTAAATCAATGGGGAATTACGGGGTAGACAGAGATAATCGATTCTACCCCCGTTTCCCAAAGGATTTGAGCTATTTAAATAGCAGCTTGCAAGGGGGTTATTTCAAATGGAAAAGAAAAAGCAAGAAAGAGCTATTGAAATTCTCATCAAAAATGGATTCAAAGAAGTAGAAAGTCATTCAAAAAAATATCGAGTCATGCGACATCCATCAATAAGCAAAAATTTTTATATTGGAAAAAAAGGAGCAATAAGATTTGGTTTTTCTATATCAGATTCCATTTCTCTTACATCCCGTTTTTATAAGAATTTTGGGATATGAAAAAACCTGTTGACATTTTGAGGAACTTTCAAATCCCATTTGTAGAACATCATCAATCTGTATCAAAAAGTTGTGTTGGGATTGATTGTCCGTTTTGTGATGATCAAAACAAACATCTTGGTATTTTTAAAAAACATGGTAATTTTTCATGTTTCAAATGTGGTAAAAAGGGTTCTTTATTCCAATTAATCAAAACCATTAAAAATATCAGTTATTCTGAATATCAAAGGATAGCTGGCATTCAAGAGGTAGGTGATTCTACTGAACAAACTTTAAAAAGTATATTCAACCCCAAAAAAGAGGAGAGAAGGATGGAGAATAAAGCAAGTACCCTTATTCCAATAACCTGTGATGGGATGCCTAAAAATGCCGAATATCTGATTGATAAGTTTCTTATTGAAAGGGATTTTACTTATAAAGCTTTAATTGGATACAATTGTAAATATGGTACAGCCGGTTTCCAAGCTTACCGATTAGTTATTCCAATTTATGATAAGAACAAAAATCAAGTGGCACAGATTGGAAGAGACTTAACAGGAGTCTCAAAAGCAAAGTATAAAGTTGATCCCCCTGGATTTGAATTGAGCAAGTATCTCTATTGGGCGGGATGTGGTCTACCAATACTTGTAGAAGGTGTATTTGATGCTTGGGCAATCGCTGAATATGGTGAAATGGGCATTGCTACTTTCGGTAGTAATATATCAGATTCTCAAATATCACAATTAGTAGAATTTGACAAACTTATATATATGCCCGACGCGGATGTTCCCGCAAAAAAAGTTTTGGCAAATGCAGACAAACTCAATTCTATTATTCATGATGTGATAATTTGCCAATGTGAAAAAGGTGACCCATGTTCAATGAATTCAGTCGAATTACATAAACTTATAGGGGGAAAATTATAACAAATATAAAAGCCCCCACCTGAAGTAGATGAGGGCTTCTACTTGTGAAAGGGAGGGATCACAAGCATGAACCAGTTGAAAAGGAGAAAGGACTGGCTCATTTATCACTAAGTTGTTTTTTGCGAGCGGCAAGAGCCATTTGAACAGCTGGATAAATTTCAGTAGCTTCTTTAATAATATCAGCCATTTCATCTTTAGTAATTTCCTTCCCACCATTACTTGTCTCTCGCGTAGCAGTATATATCTTATATAAGCAATCACCAAGTTCTTTAACAGCTTTTCCCCATAGTTTATAAGATGCTCCAAACATGCCAAGTGCTCCTATAATGCCACCAATTATCAGCGATAATGCTTCTCCCTTAATATAGCCTGTAACTGTTTCAAAAACACTTGCATAAACAATTGTTGGTACTATGAGAATCAGAATTAAAAAAATAATAGAACGTTTCATTTTTCACCTCCCTTCTAACATACATTTAAATGTTGGATTTTATTTGGTTTTTCATAAGTAGCAATAGTCAATTCAAGAATATCCTCTTGTTTTGTTATTGCCATAAACTTATTATAAGTTTTTCCACTATTTAATACAGCGCGATTCCCACGGAGCTTGTCAAAATATTGTCCCAAAACAATACAACCAAGAGTGTCCATTAATGTATTTCCAGCATGAAAATAAATATATTTCCTATTTGGCACATTTTCAATTTGCCATACTTCCCCTCTTGTTGGAGAATCATGCTTTGAACAGATATATTCTCCATCTGGAATGCACGAAATATTGTTCTCGTTATCATACCAGGGAAGTTCAAGTGTTACGCAAAAACACATGCCCTTTAATAAAAGTACTCCAAACGTACCATTATCAGTTTGTTCAACTCTAATAATAGAAATTTCCATATTAAACACCAGCCCTATCTTCATAAAGCCTATCTATTCTCTTATGAACCCCAGATAATGCTTCCATTACCAATTCTTGATTCTTTTCAATTTTATCAGATTTGACATGGATTAAACTATTGAGAGAATGTGCTTGAAATTCTTTATTTAGTTTAGCAAGATTCCCATTATGTTTATCAAGCGTATTTTTCATGTCTCGAATAATCCCGCTATTTGTCATAACATTATTATTTATATCAAGGAATATTTTTCTTGCGTTTTCACGTTCTAATTTATCCTTTTGGATTTCGCCTTTTCTCCATTTCCAGAAATATGGTATCCCATTGTAGATTATAACAATAATAACAAATAAAAATATGTAGGCAACAGGATTATTTCTAACAAAATTATTGGCATCCATCCACTTTAACATCATAGCATTTACCATTTGGTTCCTCATTTCTATTGACTTGTGTTTCTCGCTTTGGCTTTAAGTACAGCAACTTGCCCCGGATTCATAAAAAGGGTATCCCCATTACCACCCCCAAATGTGGAATAGGTTGCCCAGTATTCTTCGGTTCCTAACGTGCATAAACCAGCTACCGAATATACGAACTTTCCAGTAAGAGAATCAAGAATACAGAATTTCGTATATACTGGATTACTATTAGTATCCAATACAAATTTAATATGAATACCATCAATCAAAGTTAATGTTATGTCCCCTGGAGTATTTGCGAATGTATATGCTGAATCCGCTGATGAAACATACAAATCTGATGCACCCCCCTTGACTTGTACTTTCATTTGCTTGAGTTGATTTGGTGTATAGCCAGAAAGATTAATCGTTTCTGTATTATTACCAGTAGAATCGATATAATCGTAAGTGAGAGCGTCGATTATTCTAAAACCATCCTCATCATCAGTATTATCTTGCCATGTAGCTGTAAATTCAGACGTAGACGTAGGTGTCAATGCAAAATTTGAGGGGGCTGTAGTTTCATAAGTGATTGACAAATATGGGGCATCATTGTTTGCCAAAAACATAACACTTTCATAAGTAGTTGGGGCTGTAGCTGAAAAATCCTTGCTTGACAATAAAGCTATAGCCAAACTGTCCCCGGCAGTCGCTCCTATTGAATTCAATCCCGCTTGATTGAGTATTAATGTATCCCATCCAGCAGCATAGTTATCAGTGGCGTTCCATGTTTCATTGAGAACTGTTCCTGTATGGGCTGTCCCAAATGCTTGTCGACCATCAAAATTAACAAAATCAGTTGTATCTAACGTTGGACGATATTCATTTGCCCCAACTATATTTATATCAAAATCAGTTCCAATAGATTCTGCATAAGCATATACAAATAGAGAACCAGCCGTTGCCGAAGTAGCCCCATCGGGCATTGGAAATGTCATAAATGAACGATATATTGCATCAATATCTTCGGTAATTTTATATTGTCCTATTTTCAAAGTATCCACAACGGTTCCGGTGGCTACATCGCGGGAATAATTATAACTGTCATAAAAAACCTGCATATAAATATAGTCCACATCAAGAGTAATATATTCATTAGTTGTCGGGGCTGTTGATGAACGGTCTCGTTCTGTCATTAACACAAATTCAGTATTACCTGTTTTATTAATTGCGGCAAGCCCAGCAGTATTCAATTTATAAAAGACATTTGTAGAATCACCAGGGGATAAAGCAGAAACATCTTCCCCCACAGCTAACTTTACTATCCCTGTATAAGCTCCGGAATCAAGCCATCCTGTGAATAGATGAAAGTAGTTGGTTTGTGCTCCAGTAAAACCTGAGGATTGTATTACATATAAAGAATCCCCTACGGCAATAGAATTATTGCTTGTCATTTTAAATTTTACCTTAACACTATCAATATCAGCGTCATCCGGTATCGAGGATGTGTTGAAAGTGACAAATCCTCGATACGTAGAATAAATTGAACCTGATAGTCTACGGCCTATTGTTAATGTTGGTGTGGCAGTTTCCGCCCACGGATAATTTCTTGCTCCTTCATAATCTGTTGAATCTGTTGTATCATAAATATATAAATTAGGAGTAAAAAGGTCATAATTAGAAGTTTGTGGAATACTAACCAATCCCCCTGCTTCGATAGCATTGATCGTGGTAGATAAAGAAGCAAGCGTTACAGAACCCCATAGATAAGTGGTTTCAACATCATCACCATTTTTACCAACTATTCCAAGTAAATAAGTTTCACCATATATCAAACCTGTGGTAATAGTAATAGCTTCCCATTGTGCTTCAGTTCGCCAAGTCTTTGTTCCAACAGGATCGCCAGACGCATCTAACCAAACATGGCGCAAGGAATCTCGAATAGCAAATAGAGTTCCAGCTGGATTACTGCCACCACTAAATGAAGGGGTAATCTCCAATGAGGAAGTTTCGGTAAAATCCCAAGCTGTTGGAGGAACGGTAAGGGTATAAAGTGAATCGGTATTTGAATCACCTTTTACCCCTGACGAGTCAGCCCGGATGAAGAACGTATATAAAGTATTCGGTGTCAAAGCGTGGATAGTGATATTTACTCTACCTAAAGGAACGTATCGTTGAATGGTATTTTCCGGCGAGTGCATTATCGAAAGCGAATCAACACCCGCCCCCGAAAGTGTCCATTCAGCATCGATGTTTGTCGTGGTCGGATTACTCAAAGCAAATGATGTGGGCGGTGGATATTTATAAACATAAAGTGTACCAGTAACTTCTGCTGTATTGATATTGTCCCCATTTCGAGCCATGACAGAATAACGAACAGTGCCGGTTACACCCGGATCGGTGATCGTTACTGCATCCCACGTAGCATACGTATCCCAATCAATAGTTTCGCCGAGTGTTCCATCAGTTTGTACCCATTTTTGATTTGTCGAATCCCGAACAGCAAACTCTGTCCATGCTGGGTTGCCATTCACCCCGAATCCAACATCTACTGTTCCTGTTGCCCCTATATTTGTGAAATTCCAACTGTTGGGTGGATTGGCAAGGGTGTATGTAACGACCGAATCTGATGGGTCTGACCAACCATCAGCGTTGAAAGCCCGGACTTCCAATCCATGACGGGTATTGATTCCCAATCCCTCGACAGTACCAACTTCGGCTTCGGCATCGTAAGTGCCGACAGTTGACGTGTCCCCGCCGGCGTTCTTGATTTTGAAACCATCCTCATCATCGGAATTATCCGTCCATGAATAAGACAGAGTCGTTGTGGTTGCTCCTGTATTGGCAAAATCTGTAGGGGCGATTGGAGGACTCGTGTAAGTTATTTGTAAATAACATTCATGATTATCAACAACACCAATACTCAAATATTGTTTACCTGAAGGAGGCGCTTCGGCTATTATATCCTTACTACTCAAGACCACATATTTAGTTGTATCAGTTAATGATATTGCTGCCAAACCCGCCGCATTGAGTGTCACTTTAACACTATCATCTACCGCCCATGTAGACGATGCCACAGGCGTAATTAAATCAGTAACAGAATAAGTGCCACTTGATGCCCAGTTATCAAAATCATTGAACCAAGTCGTTGCAGCTGGAGCATTCATAGTCCCATTAACTATATGGAGATCAAACCCCGTTTCATCACTATCTTGGCTGACATTTCCCAACCATAAGGTAGCTGTGATAACTGAAGCCTCATTTGGTAGACTGGATGTATCAAACATATAATATGCGCGATATATCCAATATTCACCGGCTCCCTCTTGTCCTATTCTTGAATAATACTCCACAAGATCAGCGGTTGTTTGATTTCTACCTGTTAAATACGTAACGTCCTTACTACTATATGAACTATTAAGCGTAGTCGTGTACATCTCAGTTGTCGGATCAACCGTTATTGGCCATGTCATACCCGTCGAAGGTATAATAGTATAGATGAGTGTGTCACCGGAAAGAGAAACAGTTATGGGAACTATTGTATTTTTCGCATCAGTTGCTGTTGGTGGTTCAATACAAAATATGGATGCTCCCCGTTCAAAATCAATAAACTGAATACGACCATCTGCCTGAATACGTGGATCAGCGTTCGTTTCGATTGTCCACCGGAGTTTCCTGAGCGTCGTATCAATAATTGTATGTGTCTGCTTGATTCCGGTTGTCAGTGGTTTTGTTTCTGTCTTGACTTTCAATGTATCGTTCAACGAAGTGAAATTAACAGAATAATCACCTTTGAAAAATGTATAATTATGACGCTTTTCATCTTTCCATGTCGCACGGTAATTTCCTGCATCAATATATTTGTCAAATTTTCTTAACGGATTGAGCTTTGCCAGCGCCGAAACCTCTTTGACAGTCAAATCAATAGGTTTATATATACTATCTTCCGGGTCAAGATAGTTCTGTGGCACGGTGGTTATCATGGCGCTCTGATGCCGGTTATCAATTTTCCTTATACGCGCCGTTTCGGTGCGCATAGATACAATTTCGTCACCGGGTTTCGCCTTTTTCAGTTCCGCAATCCGAACAGAGTCTTTTTGCGTTTTATTCATATGAGAAAATCGAACGCGATTAGGGTCGGGTTCATCCCCGCCAGTTAAAACCATGAGCGCGACAAGTCCTGGGACACCCGCTGCTGCAAGCCATTTTTTCCAAGTTTTTTTGTCCATTTATATCATCCCCTCTATTTTTAATATCACAATAAAAATAATAACCAATACAAAAGTTATCGTCATTGGAACCCATAAAGGTATTCTCATAACTAAATTATCGAACCATTTCATAATATCACCTATCCCTTATTTCGCCTTCTTCGAGAGTTATATTATAAGGTCTGTCATTATCAGCGGTTAACGCCTCACCAGCAGGAAGTATATATTTTACTTTATTAATACCATCAATATATTCTCCGGAAACACCTTCAATTGGAACCGCGGAATAACTACTTCCACTTTTTTGATACCACCATCCCGTAATATTAAATGAACTATCAAATACGTCAACCGTAGTACCATCAAAATCAGTAATTGTAAGTCTAAAGAATGCTTTTATCCCACCTTTTAATGGAGTCATAATAGCTGACCATTCGGGTGTAGTATCTTTACCAAATGTGAACGTATCGACATTAATAACTGTTGGCTGTACTGGAGTATTGTCAATTGCAAAAGAATTAGAAGTTCGTGGTTCTCCAGCATCCCCTCCCAATGCAACCGCATCATAAGGAGTCAATCTCACGTATACAGTAGAATCTTTTTCAGATTTACCAGAATCCGTATATGAATCCCAGTAAATCGTATGTTCAACGCCGGCCATATTCGAAGCAAGGTCTCTTGGATTTTCCCCCCTGCTTTCATCACTTGTTATTGTTCGAGCGGCTATTGGATTTTTAGAAAAACCAAATGTATATGCCGCATCAGAAGTAAAATAATCAAAAGTTATCGTATGCCCCGCTCCGGAATCTATAGTATATTTATATGTTGCAGCACTAAATGTTACCTCAAAAGTAATAGTTCCGGTACCAGTCAAGGTGTCATTGGCATTCATAGCTGTTTCTAATGCTGTCGCCAAATCATCAGCAGTATCATAATCACCGTCAGGAATATCAATATTCGCGGAACCTTCATCACTTGTAAAAGCAATAACATCATTATCCGAAGTTATTGTGAAAAAATGCGTTCCAGCATAAAATGAAACGTTATCTTCTGAAAATTCAATACCAACACTACTTTCGGGAGTAGAGCCATCGCCAGAATTGTTGATGGTTACAAAAGTTATGGCAATTGCACCATAACCACCAGCGCTATAAATATCATATTCTGTACTATCAATTGTTACACCATCTATTTTAATTTTAGTATTCCCTGTTGAAACTTCTCTTAATACGACATCAGAAGCTGTACCCCAATCCACCAGAATATTGCAATACATGTCGGCGGATGAGGCACCAAAATCACTCTCATTCAAAATATTTCTTGCTTTTACTTTATAAGTATATGTAGTGTATTGAGATAAACCATAAACAGTAACTCTGCCAGATTGACCACCACCACTCCAATCAGCTGCGGTTTGCCAAACTTCCGAGGCATCCGTTCCACCAGTTGCTGATATATACTTCTCTTGTGTGTTATCATATATTGCAAATTCAACAGAACTATCATTATCATTTGTATCAATGTCAAAAGTTATTGTATCCGACGCTTCAGTTGGGGTATCCGAAGCTATTTCCTGTGAAGCAACAGCATCAGCGGTAAATCCAAACGTTGCTCCTGCATCACTTCCGGAATTGGTATAAGCTATTGTATTTCCAATTCCGGAATCAATTGTAAATCCAAATGTTGCTGTATTATAAGATACTGTAAATTCAATTGACAACCCTGTCAACGTTTCACTATCATTCATAGCATTTTCAAGGGCTTCTGCTAACGCTGATGGGGAATAAAAAGCGTCTGCTATATCAATACTAACGGGGCCTCCTTTATTGCTTGTCAAAACAAGAACATCATTTGAACTTGTTATTCTAAATTGGTTATTTTCAACATAAACAGGTGCCCCCGGAGTATTGGGCGTTCCACCTTCATATGCACCGGGACTATAACCAGTATCAGTGGGCTCTACAGGCATTAGTACGCCTCCGATTCGATAGCTTCTATTTTTATTTCACCCTTTGAAAGGTTTTGATTTATATTAATTATTTTCCATTTTTTCGTATTCATTGTAGCTGTGCCAAACTGGTATTCAATATCGGCAAATCGTGCATTTATGAAATCGCCTATTTCAAAACATACCGCATTTAACCCAGAAGTTAATTCAATGATCCATCTCCTTTTGGTATACCATTCTATAAAATATTGGAGCAGTTTATTTGCTGTTGCATCGTCACGAATCGCCCATGCCTCAAATTCAAAGGTGTTCGTTGTAAGGACTACATTGTAAGAATTTGACGTGTAATACATAAGATTTAAACGTGTTTGGTTATTTTCGAGATAACCCTCGACTATATTCGTATTAACAGAACCAATTTCCCCATTTCCATTAGTCATAAATAAAACTTTATTATATTCTCCTGTAGCATAATTCTGACTGTACCTTAAAATGAAATCATTATATACTTTATCAAGAGAAATCTTCTTCATTTTATAAGAAAATATTGGATGTTTTGTAAAAACCGATGTATTTGGTGTTCCGGTAAATTCAAAAATATCTAAATCATCCGGATAATCAGTATCAGAATGAGGAAAATTATTATTGATGTTAAAAGCATTCATTTGTATCTTTCCAAGATTATCCCAAAAAACAGTTGCTTTACATTGTCTGGCAAGTTCTCCTATAATTGAATCCTGTCCACCAAAAGGAAATACATTGTTTATCCCAAGTTCATCAGACCATTGAAAAGCAAATTTCCAAGAATTTAATTGATTCATAGCTGTAATAAAAGTATCCCCAATATGAGATGAATTTAATGTACCTTTCTCAATAGATAACCATTTTATAATTGATGCCGGATTTTCAATCAATTTTTTTGATGTTCCTGTATAAGTACCATTTATATCATCGGCAAGACCTTTTCCATTCATATATAATTCTATCCCTAAATCGCTACTGAATCCTCGAATGATACAGATATTACTGAATTTTATTGGATTATCGGGATTAAAAGTCCCGGGAGCACCAAGATTATCACCTGTTATGGTAATGTTGAGATTAACTTTTGTATTAGGAATGCTTGAATGGTCAAAATAAATAACTGTCTGTCCATTCACAGCTATTGGACTATCATCACTTTTTAATTCACTGCCGTCATCTTTTAGTATTTTCCAATGTAAATTAAGATAATTTGTACCAAATCCTCCATCCGCTTGAACCTCTATTTTTATTGCCACAACAGGAAACATTTCAGAAACCCCCCAAGAATCATAATTCTGACCATTCCATTCATCGTCTTTGTGATTTATGGTAGACCAATTTGTTGGATCATTATCTTGGGAATTGGCATAATCTGATATTCCTGTACTACTATTATATTCTATCGTCTTTACTATTATAGGTGCTAATGCTGGAATGGAATGGTGATCAGATATAACGGCAGAAGTCAATGTATTAGGAAATACTTCTGCGCCAATTTCCATAAGATATATTCCATCACTATACCCTGTTAAATCACAAGGGAGAATAACAAACGAATTCAACTTACTATTCCATAAAGCGGCTATATCATTTACTGTGTGCATACCATGTTCAGCCACCAGATAATGATTAAATCCAACAGCTGTTTTGTATCTTTTTACTAAATAAGATTTAAAGAAATCCGTATTTTCAATTCTCGTATCCCACAAAGTCTCAATAATACTTCCAACAAAATCCCTAAAACTTCTTTTAGTAGTAAAATCCCCAAATACTATTGGTTTACTTTTTCCTATATTATCTTCTGGTAAATATGGAAACTCACCGTCATCCCCGGTTGTTAGTATATTAGTTTTAAGACTTCTATTATATTTAAAATCATCATGCCGCAAATTTAATTGCAATTCCTTCTCGGTAAATGACCAGCCATCGACTATTCCTGACCAGACGTTCAGCATTGAGGATATATCTGTTGGCAAACCAGTTTCTTTGTCCTCAAAACCAAGATAAATTCTTGCCCTTTGATTATCGGGGGTGACTGTATTATACATGAGTTTCAATGAAGGCGTCGAATTAGAAATAACACTAAATTTTACAAACTCTGATGTAGTGGGGGCAACAGCCGTCCTATCATTTTCACTTATAATCATAAGTTTCACGGTAGTTCCAGCAACAGCATTATTAACTATCAAATCCCTACCAGCTTTATTTAATCGTAATCTTATAGTATTCTCAATATCAGATAAAGTATAAAATTGCTCATTTAAAATAGTACCAATATAACTACCTGAACTTACCCATCCACTAAAGTCATTAAATGAAGCAAGCCCAATTGAACTATACCAATTTCCTTCATATACTTTAAAATAAAAATCAGTAGTGGAAACATCAGCCGCTAAGGTAAATTCAATATAAGCATCTTCACAGGAGGTCAAAGCAAGAGCAGCAGGAATATCAAATTGTATATAGCCACGAAATACCGAATATACTCCAGAAACAGTGGAATATGTTTGTCCCACTGTAAAATAATTATACAAATTCCCCGTGCCAATCGTACTATTTCGGGCTGTATCATAATCGGCATCAGATTTATAAATATATCCTGCACCAACTCGAACACCTTCTGGTTTTGGATATAGGGTTGCTTCACTATAGAACTTTATAGATTCACCAAGTTTCAATACAGATAACGATGTATCCGAAACAATACTCATACCCCCAGCACTGTCTACCCTTTCAGATATTCTAACGCCACTTGATATTCTATTAGTATAACCTGATAAATCACTTGTTGTCGCCCATGACTTTCCGGCATTTTCTATATTCAAAAATAGTCTTGGACGTGATCCGGTTAAAAGATAATTATCAGTCACATTTGCTGGTAAAGTTTTCATGTATTTTGCTCTTCCAATAAAAAATTAACAATAGAATAACTGCCACCAACCATTTTCATTGAATAACCATTTATCATAAAAACGGTATGTGTTGTAGCCCCATCATTTTCTGTCCATGTAAAAGCGTTTTCAGCAAAATTAATATAGGTTGAACTTATAAATTCTTCTATATCTGCAATATCTGTTTCCCCTTCATCACTATATGGAACTATTACAGTATATTTATATTGGGTTCGATTATTTCCTAAAGAATACGTTAATCGAATACCCCCAAGTGTTATATCTGATATTTGATTTGGTATTATACTCTTTGAGTATTCAGCCAGCAATCTACCTGCTGTATCAAATGTCAGTGTTTTTGTAGCACCGGATATATTTGTAAATGAAAAAGTCTCACTTGCCATAATAATTTACCCCATAAAATTCAAACTTCCTTCTCTCCATAGTTCTCTGATATTGTTTGCTAACTCTTCTTTTCCTCTCGGTAAAATTTTATCAGTAAAGGACATACTAAATGACCGGTTGTCTGTGGTTCCTGTACCTATATTTTTCAGAGCATTCAATAATTCTGTCCCCAAAGTATCCACCGCAGGTTTTGGGAATACAAACTCCTGACCATGTACCATACCTACTGGTTTTGTCGGTGAATCAAAACCTGTGAATCCACCTCCCTGAAAACCAGTTACTTTTTTAACTATTGAGCGGAAAGAGGGAGCAGCAACCTGACCCGGCATTATTGCACCAAGTATCGACCAAATTGCAGCCCTCGCAAGTATTTGGGCTGTCATTTCTGCAAGCATGGCAGTAAAAGCCCTGCCTATAGAACTAAATGATAATCTGGATTCAATTAACATCCTTCCAAGATAGTCACCATATCGATTAGCAAATCTGCCTACGTCTGCTTGCATATTTGTTAATCTTTGTCTATTAATATCCTCAATTTTCAAAGCATATTCTTCCTCAAGCTGCGATTTTAAATAAAGGAAATCCTCTCTATCCTCAATCTCTTTTAAATTAGCTTCATGCTGTATTTCAGCAAGTTTTAATGATCTTTCTGTTTCATCCTCGATCCTATTTGCATTGATAGTAGAAATCCTTTGCTGTATTTCAAATTCTTTGCTTACCCTTTCATCTAATCGTTTTATCTGATTATCTAATCTTTTTTCTTCATCCGTTTCTAACATATCTCTGACTTCTGTATGAAATTCAGCCAGAGCCATTGCGGCTTTCTTTTCGGCATCAGCCGTTTCAGCAGCTTCTGGTGGTGGAGGAGGAGGTGGTTTTTTCGTAGTTCCTCCAGGTGGGATGTGCATTTTTAATCCTAAAGGAGCTTCTCCCGCTTTTGGTGGAAACAGTCTCATTTTAAGAAAACCCATTGGGTCTTGAGCTAACTCGGTTAATTTATTCATAGCATCAGCGGTATCTCTCAAAAGATGATTCCGCTCTTCCAACATACCAAAGAAACCCCCCATTGCCCCGGTCAGTCCTTCCCATGATGCTTTTAGCCGTTCAATCCTACGAGTCATTGTCTTTTCCATCTCGGCAAAGGATTTTTCAGTCAATCCCAGAGCTTTTCCATTATCCTCTATATTTTTAGTAAATTTATCAAAAGCCTCTCCACCAAGAGCTAATACTGCGATCAAAGCCCTTTGATTAATACCCAGTTGTGTCATCGTCTGAAGATTGCCTTTTGTTTTTTCACTTAATTCCTTCACGGTTTCAATTAATCCATCACCGCGTAAACGGGCACCACCCCATTGTATCCTCAATTCATTCCAAAGTTTAATTTGCTCCTCACTCGGGGTTGCCAATGCCACCATCATTCGACGAAGAGCAGTAGCCGCCTCTGCCATATCAATACCGGAAGCGGTCATTGTAGATACGGCTCCATTCAAAACCTCAAAATTAATACCTAATTGTGCCGCAACAGGTATTAATCTGCCGTAAGATTGTGCCATTTCTGGTATAATAACTTTCCCTTTATTCTGTGTATCAAGTAACTGATCAGAAATTCTTTTGACATTCCCAACTTGAGCACCATAAGCGTTTTGAACGGTTGTGAGTAAATTAACAGCAGTTCTCGTATCAGTAAAACCCGCTACAGCTAATTTTGAGGCCGCTGTAGTAAATGCTATAACGTCATTTAATTTTACACCGGCGGATATAGCTTCATATTCAGCGGAAGCAAAACCAGCGGGGCTTACACCAATAGCAAGCGCAGCCTCTTTTGATTGAACTGAAAGGGTATGTAATCCTTCAGAGGATAATTGTAATATTGTATTTACACGAGCCATCTGATATTCGAAATCGGAAAACGATTTAATCATACCAGAAATAGCTCTTTTAACCGCATAAATACCAAAACTACCCGCTATAAGGGCTTTGAAATTTAGCTTATCAAAAAACCCCTGCATCTTTTTTGTACGAGTTTTAGCATCCTTTTCTGTCGCTTGCATTGCAGTGAGAAGTTTTTGGTTTTGTAATTTAACTTCCACAAACAATTCCGCTAATGTTTGACTACCTGCCATTTTTTAGTTCCCCTACATTTTTACAACCAAGAGCTTTTGCTGCTTCGAAATCACTTTCATTTGGTTCTTTATCTTTCCCCTTCTTTGGACTTCCCATAAATAATTCATTAATATTTGAAATTTCATCAAGAAATAACAGTATTTGACGATAACTCAATTCCAAAACAGATTCAATTGTAAATGATGGAAAATAGTGTAGTAAAAGGGCAACGGAATTATTCATACTCATTTTTTCGCCGCTGCCCTCTTCACGTTTTTTCTTTTATCTTTAACCTCACTTAATGAAGTTTGAATCCTACTTATATTTGCTATTTCTTCTCCTATCATATGGCTGAATAATCCATGAACATCTTCTAATGTCAATTCAGGATGTTTTTTTGATAATGAACGATGGATAAGAAAAAGCATGCCCTCAAGAGTATCGGCTTCTTGTTCAACTTCTGTATCCGTTATTTCCATTTTTACAACATCAGAAATGATTACTGCACGTTCTCCAAGACTCAATTCTTCCAAACTATTTACTTCTCGCAATCTTCGTGACTTTATATGACTGCGTAAAGCAAGAAAATCAGACAATTTTGTTTCTGTGAGCGTATAAGTCTTGCCCCTGATTTCAATTTCAATCGTTTTTTCTTGTAAATCCATAATATTCTCCCTTTGATTTGATTAAGTATCCCATTCTGTGGTTCTTGTAACGAGAGTTAAAACACCATCTCCTTGAAAAGTAATAGATTGTTTCACAACACCCCCAATAGGCTCATCGGTGGAAACTCCGGTTACATCACACATTCCTTCATAGTAATATGATGGATTCTCTCCAGATGGAGTTGTTACCCATTTGACAAAGAATCTTACCCATTTTTGCGTTCCGAGAAAATCATCATAAGCACCAGTTAACCAATAAGCCTCTGCCGTACCTGTCCAATCTTTAATTATTGGAAGGTATATTTTATTATTATTAGAACCTCCGGCAGTGTCATCAAAATCTGTGATTTCTTCTACACCTACATTTTGATTAAAACTCCAATTAAAAAACCCTAATAACTGTGCATCGTCCGGAGCAGTTTTAATTGTAATTTCATTCCCAGCCGCTTCAAGAGTCAATTCTCCGGTCACTGATAAAAAAGCTGCCCCCACCTCATCAACCGTCCATGTATCATTATTCCCAGCTTCACCAGCACCAGTCACCACTATTTTATCACTTGTTTCAAAACCAGCGGATATCATACGTTCTTTTGAATCCGATATTCTATCTGTATCCGCAGCAAAACTAATAGTGGTATCCCGCAAAGTTGCTGTTGAATAATATAATGCCCCTGTTTTTCCAGCGATTTCCCCACTTGCAGCCATGTTGAACCACCTCCTTCCAAATCAAATAAGGGGTAATTAACTGAGAGTCAAAAGACCATTACCTTGAAAATTTCCAGTACACGTCACAACACCACCAACAGGTTCATTCACTGTGATCCCCACAAGAATTGCGGAACCTGTATAACTGCTGGTTCCATCAACAGTGAGAGTCAATTCGGCTGCTGCTGCACCAACAAGAGCAGTGTTTGCCGAATCCCAATTCATTTCCAACGTAGCAGTCCAGTCATTCAAAGTGGGTAGATACTTTTTGTATCCAACACCCCCATCAGCAAAATCTGTAATTTCCTCAACATCACCCACATTATTGATTGTAAATGATTTTACTGAAGTGCTAAAATTAGTGAAAGCCACACTTCCACTTTTTCCAGGTATTTCAGCCATTGTAATACTCCTTTCTAAACAGGGTTCCCAAACTTTACATGCCAAGCTATATCTATAGCGGCATTCGATAAATGCTGACAGGGAACCGCCATGTCAACATATATCTTATAACCCGATTTTCGAGCCTTGTCACAAAAAAAGTAATCATCACTCATAGTCATTTTTCTATTCTTTGTTTTTATATGAAACCATGGATATTTTGTATTTTCAAAAACCTCCCTCTTTATCAGAATACAACCTGTACCAACGCGCTGTACCTCAATCATATCATTGCTTTCTAATTCTTTTATTGTCAGGGGCTCTTCTTTTTTACCTTTAAATCGCACAGCACACGGGGTAAATGGTGGGTATCTTTTAAAATATAAAGCGCCCACTATATCAACATTTCGATTGAACATACCCACCAAAGCATTTTTATGAATCACCATATCAGTATCAATCTGCAATAAATGTGAGCATTTTGATTCTAAAAAAATTTGAACTATTCCATTTCTTAATAATGCAATATCATGACCGGTTCTTGCTCGAATCAATTCAACGTCAAATCCGGTTTTATCCATCGTCAATATTGATGCCATAAAATCTTCATATACCATTGGAAAACTACATGGTAAACCAATTGCGATTTTTCTCCCTTTCATGAACTTTCTACCTCCACTTCGTATCTAATGTTATAATTCCAAACTCCCTCGACCCGTTCCACCCCGGAAGATGCCACTTGCTTCATATATATAAATGTGAATCCTTCGACCTCTAAAGTTGTTTCCATATATTCAAATAAAGCTAATAAATTTGTTCGTATAGATTCAATTTGGGCAGCCCCCCTTGTTTTACTATAACAGCTTATTTGAATTAATACATTCTGTTGTTTACCAGATGAAAAATTCCAGTCAAAATTTTCATCAAATGAATAATAAACAGAATATGGAAACTCTACTGATTGGGGAGCTTCTTGATAATAAAATCTACCCCCAATAGAGTTATAAAAAGCATTGTGGCTTTCTTCTGTTAATTCAGTAACTTTAGTATATATAGCGTCGTTAATTGCTTTCATTTTATTTCCCTGACAAAATAGCCATTATTTTACCCTTCATTCTTCTGAAAGCGGGATGAAGGTGTGGACGAGGAGCTTGGTTAATTCTTCTCCCACGTTTATCTGTTCCAACATACCCATATTCCAAACGTTTAGCTCGTTTTTGATTAGTACCAACTCTACCAATAATTATCGCTTTTACACCCGTAATAAAAACATTAAAGGTAAACGATCCCCGATACTGTCCTTTATCAACAGCCGGTGGCTCCCCTGGAGCCGAAACAACATGATATTTTTTTCTGCCCTTCCCTTTTGCTATTTTTGTAATTCTTCTACCACCTGCCTGTGCTACTTTATAAGCGGTAAAACTCTGCTTGACATCTCCAACAAGAAGTTGACAGGCTTCTTTCAATCTTTCAGCTTCTATACCCACAATTCTATTGAATTGCCTTTTCGTATACCACTTACTTTTATTCATTATCCTATCTCAATCAATTTACGAAGGTGTAATTCCAAGTGCCTATTCGCAGAAGCTGGATTTGCTATATAGAGTATATCATAAAAATCAGTATCGTTTCGAAACCTATCTTCCGTAGAAATAGTAATTCCATATGGAAAATCAATTAGAAAATAATGAGTAGATACTTCAGTATCTTTCGAATATAATTCAACCACTCCACTTCTGCTCGAAGGGGACGAAGTTAGAATACCTTTTATCCTTCGTATATCTTCCCATGTTTCAGTCACAGCCCCCTGCGTATCAACGGATTCTGTTCTTCGTTGTAATACCATTTCAGTTTTCTTGCCTCTCATATTACTTAGTCTTTCCTATTTTATAGTTTATAGCTGTATTCTCAAGATCAAATTCACAATTAACAACTAATGTTAAAGTGACTTCATTCAATCCGCCGACAAAAGATTTTATCTCAACCCCTCGCACAAATCTTGATATATCTACTTCACCCAAAACAACTTTTCCTCTTCCCCTCTTATCAAGAGAAAATTTTAAATCACATTTTTGCATAATTAACCCCCCTTTTTTTAAACCAATCTTTTCTTATACCGATTCAAAATCAATCTCACATCGGATGGTAAAATCTTTTCAATTTTAGCGGAAGAATCCCCAAGTGAAAATGTTTCCGTTCCAAAAGTTTCTTCACTCCACCTTTGATACCAGAATTTCACAAGAATTTTTACTGCCAATTGCAAATCATCGGGCATTGTCGAATATCCGGCAGTATAATCAACAAAAATATTCTGTTTGCCTTTTGGAAAAGACCTACTATTATTTATTACAATTCCGTAATTTTCATCCACATCAAAATAGTCCTCAGCCCCTTCATAAGGAATTTTTAAATTTACATAATTATTCTGAATACAATTTAAACCAAATTTTGTAATTAGTTCAGATGAAGCAAAACTATTATAAGTAGAACTTGTTACCTCGGCTGACCAACCACTTCCAATCGCATTAATGGCAGCAACCACAAGAGAAATCGTTGCATAATTAGCAAATAAAATTGTTGAATCATCAGAACCATCTTTTGATAAAATGATTCCTGTTGATGTAACCGATACAGAAGCTCTTGTATACTTGCTTGTATTCGTGATTCGAATAACGTCACTGGTTCCTATAGCAACCCGTGTCAAAGCAGTAACCGGATAATTTTTTAAGTGTAAAATATTATAACCTGTACCATCATATTTTTCTTTTGAATAAGTGGTGCTGTCAAATATTCTTCTACAATAATATTTTACAAAATCCTCTACCGAATCATGAATAACATCTACAATCGCAGTTGGATCACCTGCGGCTACATCCGATGTAATGATTCTCGCTGCTGCATGATCATCGTTAAACCCAAATGTCAGTCCCCCATCTGAACCTGTATTAGTATATGTAAATGTATGTTCGGCTCCTGCATCAAGTGTGAATTTCCTTGTGGTAGAACTAAACGATACAGTTGATGTCATAGAAAAAGCGGTATCAAGTGCAGTTTTTAATGTCGCGGCAAGAGCATCCCCATCATATGTTCCATCAGCCACATCTATTTCAGTGGCATCACCATCATCATATGTGATAATTAATACATCGTTAGAAGCTGTTATTTTGAAATAACCCTCTGCCACTTCCAAAAAACTATAAATATTTGCAGATGATACAATTGACATAATAACTACCTCAGTCTAAATGTTCATATTCAAATGCATTCAGTTTTATACTAACAAGATTTGAAGCTGTTTCAGATATTATTACATATAAATAAACTGTATTCTGTTTGAGAATCCATTCATTTATACCTTGTAATTCACCTCCAAAGCTCTTACGAGAACCCCATTTCTTTCTTGATATAAGGGTTCCATAATCAGTGGCAATATAATCTTTCTTTATTGTTACAGATGGAGAATTGCTACTATTTCTATTTCTATTATATAATAACAATGATGCACCAGCAGTGGCTCCTGTTGGATTTTCATAAATTCTTGCTGATGTAACATATTCTCCGGCAAGTGTAAAATACATATGAGACCAAACCGTGGTATCTGGGGAGGTCACAGCAAGAAACAAAGAATCACCACTATTTAATAATGTATCAAATTGAGCGGAGTACATGCTTTCTTTATGAATTAGATAATGGACATATTCCATAATAACTGAAGCATCTGTATCCGCATCTGTTAAACTACGTGGGTTGCCTAAATCATTCATATTTTGTGCCAAAGCAAAATATGGACATAAAATAAACATGATTATTATAGATAGTTTTTTCATAAGAACCTTCTATTTATATTTATTCACAAGTCTATGAATTCCATAAAGCGTATCCGCCACAGTATAACCATAAATTTTTATTGAATCAAACAACGCAATATTAGTATTAATATATATATCAGATGAATCCCCAGAAGCCTTATTGAATTTCCAATCTACGGTTTTACTGCCTGACATCAGATTACCCCAACCACCACTTATATTTCCAGAGGCTTTCGCCATTACCGTATAGTTACTTTCACCCGAAGTGGTGCTTGAAATAGTAGTAACTAAATCAGTATAGCCTAATGTTGCGAAAGTCCTTCCTTGCCCTGCGGCAGTAATTGTGTCAATGTAGGTAGTGGATGTTTTTAGCGTTGCCCAAGCGCTTCCGGTATATACGTATATAAGCCCAGTATCTGTTTCAATAAACGTTGAGCCTGTCTGCCCCGCACTCATAGTAGGTTTTGTATCAGAGGAAAGACCATAATACGTAACTACCTGCTGTTGTAATCGAATAGCAGCAAGGGCATCTTCTGTTTCAATCATATCCATAAAACAGACAGATATCCAAAGAAAAAATACTGCTAAACAAAAAAGATAAATCAATTTCTTCATTTCAAACCCCCAATGTTATCCATATTCTCTTACAAATTGTATTTATCCTATTATCATATTCTTTTAAAGTAAATTTTAAAACAGATTCTTTTATTTGCTTTTTCACAATTGGCATCCTCCTATTAATCATAGGAGATGGCAATAAACCACCCCCTATTTCTCAATACTTGTTATGCTTCGTCAACAGAATCAGTTCCAGGCCACTCGATAGCTTTTTCACCATCAGCATTAACCACAAGAATTGGATCAAACTGGTGCATCTTACCAGGGACAATACATTCATCAATATTAGCTGCGTCATCACTTAATACACAGTAAATATTATACATATTGCCCGTCGCATTCGTGTCAACTTGAATACTAATATCTTCCGGTGCAGCCGTTTCAAGTAAAAGATTATAAAGCGTAAGATTTAATGCTTCATCACCTTCATTAAAAATTACCCCCTCTGACCAATCGCCACCATAAGCATGAATATCATGAATAACGACATCATCACATCCATCAAGATGAATTGCATTAAGCGCATCACCATCAGTAGTATTTCTACCTCGAATAATTATATCATGCAAATGACATCTGGTTGCGCTTGCATTCAAACTAATAAGATCAAGAGCTTCACAAGCCGAAGCCTCAATAATCTCAATATCATAAATATGACAACCTGCGGCGGAAATCTGAAAAGGATCGGTCGCAGCATCAATACCAACCGACCATCTAAAATTACGCATCACTGTCCCCGCACCCGATATAATCATAGAGGCGGCGGCAAGAGTTGTGATAGAAATCGTGGGTCTTTGGTCTCCTTCACCCAATCCAACAATAGTTAAACCATCAACATCAATAGCAAGCCCACCATCAGTTGTTATTGTCTCGGTATGACCTGGCATCACTATAATACGATCACCGTTATTAGCAGTACATCTGCCAACAGCGTAATCAATTGTAGAAAAAGGCTTATCCGGATTTTGACCACTACCAACAGAATTAGCTTTTGTGGCTGATCCGGAATCTACCCAAAAAAGATTCCCAGTTGTATCTGTTTCATTTACAACTGTAAACATCCCCCCGGATTGTTTTCGTACAAACAGTGGAGTTTTCATAATAAATTACCTACTTTCTCCGGGTTCTAACCGGTGTGAAAGAATTACTTTGAAACGGGAGATTCAGCCATCATTTTATTTTCTCCCAATGGTCTTTTTACCATCTTTTTCACGAATCGTTTTGCTGTTCCTCTTTGCATTAATTGGTTTGCCATTCCGTCCGTCAGATTTAGAATACTTCCTTCCGGAAAACCCATCCATTCTGTTTCCAATTGAATTTTCATTTCTTTCCCCCTTATGTGAATTTACCTTTAGAATCCCGCTGTTTCTTTCTTTTTTTACCTTTTCAATATACAATTTACCTTTTGGAGGATTTATTTCGTCCCCATTCATTTCAGCAATACGAGAAGGGGATGAGAATTCTACTATTTGACCAATTTCAAATCCCAAGCATTCCTCAATTATTTCATATTTTGGCATTTGAACACCTCCTTTGAACAGCTCAAATCCTTTGGGAAACGGGGGTAGAATCGATTATCTCTGTCTACCCCGTAATTCCCCATTGATTTAAAAAATAACTCGTTTAACTTTGTGTAGCAGCGACCTTCCCGGCTCCAATAGCTGACGGCATTGGAAGCCCTCTGCGTCTCGGATGCGTGAGAAGAATGAAACCACCAGCGAGAGTAGCTGCACCCGGATCGGCAAGACAAACTCTGAAATGGTCATAATCATCGGCCACTGTTAACATTTCCGCATCGACTTCGATCGCATATGATTTGAAAGTAACTGCGGGAACAGTTATTGTTGACGATGGCGCTGAGTAAAGAGGAATCAAATTATCCTCATCCTGCCCGGTACCATCCATCACAGCAGAAGCACCACTTGTCCCACCACTAATCGTTTCCCCATCTGTCCATGTCGTTCCACCTGTAAGATTACGAACGAGCAGGTAATCTTTGGAAACTTCATAAACTTCTGCTGTCAAATTACTTGAACCTCCGGTTACTGTTTCACCCACAGTAAATGTACCAGAAACCGTATTGATTACCAGTTTCTGACCGGTTGATTTCGCGGCAGTATAAGCAAGTGTCTGAGAACCAGTGCCCGCATTATCGGTCGCTTCTTGCAAAGTTACCGCAAATGTATCTCCCGCTGTATCCCCAACCATAATATAAACCGTGGCATGTCCATAATTGGAAAGACTAACCCAATTTGAATACACAGCAGCATCATCAATATCCTGTGGGGGAATTGGAACTATTCCCACGTTTTGCGTTGCATCTCTTCCAAACATTTTGAAACTCCTTTGTAATAGTGTTTTTACTTTTTTGTAAAGGAAAGAATTTTAAGAACCCCGAGCGGAATTATGCTCTTTCAGCGATTACCACGTATGGACTTAATGTGTCTCCCTTCAAAGGAGCGAACGGACGTGGCCACCACGGCTGCCCATCAATATACATTGTAAACTGAAATGCATGTTGACGATAATCAAATTTCAGATGAGCAGAATCCGTCATCTTTAAACCCGCCATACCAGTGAACTGTCCTATGAGATATTGTCCCCAATCAATAAACATGAGATCGCCGGCATCGCCAAGAATGGGCATGGTTTGGTCATACTCAATAGGAGCACCATGTAAACTCGACGGGAAAGAACCTGTTGCTTGCGGAATACCCCCGCCGGATGCAATAAACACTGCGGAACCTCCAGCACCAACAGATACATTCATTACACCAAGTTGTGGAATAATAGTTCTCGAAGCATACCATTGACCAGTTTTACCATAAAATCTGGCAAGTACTTTCAATGTATTTTCGTAAACGATAGTATCCGCAGCCTGACCATTCTCTTTTGGAACAGAAATAAGAGCCGGACTATTGAGAACACCCATTGGTTTACTTGCACCGGTTCCATTTACGAACGCATTAGCAAGTCCGAGATCAAGCGCCTCATCAACTGCCGTAGTAATAAAAGGCTCGATAGAAACGGGTGAGAAATCCATTAAACGATTACTGATATATACCATACAGTTCGCTTCACGAAGCCTCAATTCAATCTCTTCCCACTTTACTTGGCTACCAGTTGCCGCAGCATTTTCCGAAACCCATCTGAATTTGACATTACCAGCAGTAGTCCCTTGTGAATTATCAAAATCCTTTAAATATGGAATTTGAATAACGTCAGAACCCATAGGAACCAACATTGCGCTGTTCATAATCGAGGAACGCTCTTTCGCGCGTGTAAGCGATGTGCGGGAATATTCAGGAGGAATGAGAACCCCACCAGCCTGTAAACTTCCAACAGTCTGTGATGGAGAACCAGCAGCCTTCTCAATAGCAAGGCTCTTTTGAGTCCAACTTTTCAGTTTTTCATTAGGATTAACCATCCCTTCGCCAGCATCATACACCGATTTGGCAAAATCTGCAAAGTTTATAAAACCCCCTTTTGGATCCTCAGTACCATCACTAAATGGAGTTTTAACTTCTTTTCCAACATCCTTCACAGCTTCTTGGACAAGCTCTTTTGCTACTCCCCGAATCTCGTCCGTCACTTCAACTTTTCGGAGCTTGAGTTGTTCCTCAATATTTTCTTTGATTACATTTCCAAGCTCTTCTTTAGTAAGCAATTTAGGCATTTTGTGTACCTCTTTCTATTGTTAATTTTTTAATTAAGTTCTATTTGTCCCCAGTATTGTAGTTTCCTAATATTTCTCAGATATTTCCAGAAACTATTGTACCTGACAACATCAAACTTTTCCTTTCATTCGTTTTATTTCGTCGATAAGATCAGATTTGGCAACACTAAAAGCAAGATCACTTTTCAATTCAACAAAAGCGTCTTTAATTTTTGAAGTTACAAAATCAGCGTCTATGATATTGGAATCCTCTGCTTTTTCCTCCTCATCAATTTCAATCTCGTAATCTGTCTCTTCCAGTTCTATTACTTCACTAAAATCAAAACCATAATAATCAAAGAGAAATTCTTGAATAAGAGATTCACTGTTTTCATAAAAGCATTCGGCAAATTCTTTTAATTCTCCATCATCAAGATTTTTTAATAAATCAGAATGCTCTGCTAACCAACTCTTTGCTTTTGCAAGAGTCCATTTCTCTGCTTTTGGAAAGATCACAGACTGAATCTTCATAGTGGTTTCACCTTTTAGCTTCCCCATTACTGAATTTACTTTTGGTGAGTCCCGCTTGATTGGAACTGTTCTGAATGTGCCCTCCTGAAAAGCACCCGGGTCTCTAACTCTTCTTCTATAAGAAGTTTCAGTCTCATCCCAACCCGGTTTTTCAACTGGCACAAGTTTCAAAAAGTCATCCTCATCAAGAGCTTTACCGGGGCCGGGACGCTCAACACGTCTCATTTCCCCACCACATTTTTCGCATTTAATTTCATTACAATGCTTATCTGTAGTTATTTTCCACCCACATTTAATACATTCACATTCATAAGCCTTCTTTTCTTCAATAGAAGCTCCCAGATTCCTTTCTGACCCATCCCCTTTAATTTGGGGTTCTGTTTTGTTTTCAGTTTCTTCTGGGAGCTCCATTTCCTCAATAGCTGATTCCAGTAGTTTAACCGTCTCATTCTCACCAATATCCCCCATCCATTCATCTGCTTCTTTCTCGGTAAGAAGTCCCTTACTAACAGCAAGCGCCACAGCATCAGGATTAGATGGAACAGGAACATCCGAATATTCAAGAAGAATCCATTTATCATAACGCCTCAGTGTCCCCTGTTTTCTTTCTTCTGAACCCTCATCAAATTTAGTAACCTTTAATGGGATAAAACCAATAGATTTTGCAAGAGGAAAACCCTCCTTCTGAAATTCATATACATCATTCGCAAGCTGATGATTTGCATAAACTGTTTTTGCCACAAGTCCCTTCTCATCACGTTTTATCCATATATTCTTACCAATAGGCAATCCCCCCGAATGGTCATGACCAAATAATACTACTGGATTTTTTCGATAATCAGTTAGAACAGCACCGTTTGGAGAAACAATCTCATGATCCCTATCCACAGTATCCGTTGTAATGTGAGAAATCACTGCTCGTTCATTTTCCTCAAATTTTAAATCATCCGGTGTCAACCCTTTCATAACGAATTCCGAATCTGCATCAATTTCATGTTCTTTGCATATATCAGCAAATTTCTCCGGAAAAGCATCCCTTAATTTCAATCGCCGTGTTACGAGTTCAATTGCCATTTTTAATCTCCTTGAAAAGTTATATAGATAAAATTGCTACAGTTGTACATCTACAGTTTACCAATTCCTCTGGCTTGCCAATCCTAGAATCCCCCGGAAACTCCATCCCATTAGAAAACATTCTTCCCATCACAGCTACTTGGTTGTGCATCCTTGAATGAGAATCCCTAACCCTATCATCAAGCGTCGCTATCCATCTACGCTTGCCAACCCTTCCTGTTTGTCGGTATGATTCATTTGCTGCAAAATTCATAGCCTCATTTACTTCGGTCCTTGCTATTGTTCTCGTTCGGGACCTCACAGCAAAATCAAAAACACTGTCAAGCCTTTGGGCTATTTCATTTACATTTTCGCCCAATCTAATTCCGGAAGAAATCGCCACACGTACCATACTTTCTGTGGTGTCATTTACCATTATTGGAAAATTATAGACAGCGGGATTAAATACTTTTCTATCCAAAAATCCCTGCACATTCGGATCGCGTACATTAAAAGATGTCCCAAATTGAGCAGAGACATCGGAACCTTCCACTATAACTGTTTGTCGAATAACTGTCCCACCGCGCTCTCTAACTATATCGTCCCATTTATCCCTATCAAATAAATTATCAGTATAATCCTTTCTATATGATTTAGGTGGGTTTCTAAAAAATTTATCAAGTATATCCACCCTCTGATCTCTGAATATTTGCCTCATTACATTTCGCATATATACTTCAAATTTAAAAAATCGCATATTAAACTTGTTCAATATATATTGATGAAGACTGCCCCCATATGAAACAGGAGCTGCGGAAGCAGCGAAATCAAAATCCGCCAATACAACTTCCGCTATTTTATCACACAGAACCGACACTAATACGCTCCTTCACTTTGTTTGCTATCGCGATTATAGTTTCTTCAACCATTTCTTCACTTGGTAGTTGCCCCGGAGTTTCTTCCTGAACCTGGGAACCAGATAACCCCAATGGGATCATATTCATCTGAACCAATGGCATGTCCCCACCCATAACAGGTTCTTTTCCACGTTCCTTTCTCACTTCATTTATAGCAAATATACCATTCCTAACAAGTTCAGTGTCCTCTTTCAATTTGAATTCATTATCAGCAGGAACCACCTCATCAAAAGCAAGAAAAAGTTTTTCATCAAACAATGGCACAAGTTGCTCATTCAGTTTCTCCTCAAATCGACGCAATCTTGGTTGTATTCCATATTTCATGTAAGTGAATTGTGCAGCCTCCGCATTTGCCCTATTCGCTTTCTCATCAAATAAACCCATAGGAGTATCAAATGCTTCAAATATTTCTGCTTTTGTCCAACGCCTTCCTTGCATAAAGTTTAAATCTCTTGGTGATAGATTCAGAGCCTTATATTTCAACCCATAGTCAAATAAACCAGATTTACCGGTATTAGTGATTCCATGATAAACTTCATTGAGTTCCTCTTTCAACCGCTTGAACGCCACATCATCAAGTTCTTGTTCTGTGGTAAAGTATCCTTCTAATCGGGCATTATTAGAAAATAAAGCATTCTCATACCGATTCATGTTCGTATTTATATTAACCATTCCGGCTACTGCTTGTAGTGGCGACATTCCATAGTATAAATCGTTTGGATTAGGCCATTTAAAATGAATAATCTGATCCTTTTTTAATATAAGTTTCTGACTATTTATAGTATATACATAATGTTTAATAAACTTATTCTTATCAGGTACAATTCGCATTCTGTTCGGAGGAAGTGGCCAAACTTCTTTTGGAACCTTCCAAACAGGATCATTTACAAGAAGCCAATACGCATCACCAGTTAATTCCTGATGTAAATCACTTAATTCAAATAAATCGGTTTTATTCATAAATGGATTCACTTGATATAATAAATCAAGAATTTGATGATCCTCTACCTCTTCGATTTCAATTGCTTTTTTCACAGCGGGTATATTAGAAAAATTCTTAAACAATCTTTCTTGTTCTGCCACACCTACTTTTTTGGTTGGAACAAGTAATTTTACTCTTTGGCTGGGTTTTGCCACAAATAATTTAATTGGGGTAGATGCAAACGAAGCGGCGTTCCTTGATGCAGCCACATATACCCACGATAGATACGCCGCAAGAAGTGAATCATTATCGCGTCCGGTTACCCATTCCTTACCTCCGTAAAACCAGCGGGAAAGAAATTCTGGTAAAATTCTCCTAAAACGATCTCTTTTTGCTTTATGTATCTCATAACCAAAGAATTTCATATTAACACTGCCCTCGGTCTTGATTTTGTAATCATTTCTACCAATCCGGTAAGGGCATCAGGAGCATCATCGTGCTTGTTCGTCCCCTCTCGTTGGTAGGTAGTCACAGCCTTATAAAATTTAGGCCACCGTATATCCCAATCATGTGGAAAATAAATGTTTTGCATGACATAATTTGAATTTGCTATTATTCGAGCACGTTTATTTTCAGTTTGATGAAACCATTTAACAGGAACTATAGACCATGCCCTTAGATATTCATCATCACCTTTTTTTATATTTCTTTTTTTATAATTACTGCGATTCATCTTTTTTACAAATCGTATATGCTTCGCTAATCTTTCCGATTCAAGCTCATATTGCTCATGAATGATTCTGATTACAGCGCGAGCAAAGCCCCTACCACCATTGTTTGATTCTATTTTGCAGAAACCAACCTTATTTGTTGCCAGCAAAATTGCTGTCTCTTCTTCCGTAATTTCCATCCCTTCTTTTGAATATAAAACATCAATAAGCCATCCTTGTCCATCCTTTTCGCCCGCTACAAGACCACAAAGAAAATCATCGCCTTCATCAGCAGTGTCCACGTAGGCTATAATTCTGTCAAATAGAAAATCACGTGGAAATATCGGATGTGTTTTATGATAACGTTCTGCCCGGGGCTTAACAGGTAAATCAGTATATGTCTTTAATTCCTGATATAGTCTACCTGTTTCATCAAGGGGTATCTGGTGATAATTTGCCATAAAAACATTTTTATCCATGCTTTTTTGGAGTTCATTATAAGCATCCCTTGATAAAATAGAATCACAGGTCATTTTATCATTTTCAATATCCTTCGCCTCTATCATCAATCGATACCATAATTCACTATCTTCACCCTCCAACACCCTACCAGTGGGATCATTAGTCACCCATCGGGTCATATTTATAATTTCAATGGCATCAGGCTCTTTTCGTGATAAAAAAGTACCCGAATACCATGTCCATATACGATCTATAGCATTTTCATTGTATGCGGTGGCGGCATCTTTAATAGGATCGTCTACTATAAGGGTGGTTCCACCTTTCCCGGTAATGGAACCACCCATCCCCGCGCCGATATAACTAAAAAATTGTCCCTCAAGCGCCCATTTTTCAAATGAAGCGTTGCCTTCTTTTATTTTTGAGTAAGGGAATATGTCGGAATATACTATCTGATGAGGCAAATTCTTTGTTTCATTAATACCATCTCGTACATATCTGCTAAAATCACCCGCGGATTTATCATTATAAGAACAATAAATGATACGTTCTGTTGGTTTTTTACCCAAAATCCACATGCAAAACAGCATTAATGTACGGGATTTTCCAAATCTTGGAGGTTCATTCACAATCATCTTGTGATACATTACAGGATAAGCACCTTTACTGCCACCACAAACCATTTTTCTCACAAGTTTGCGTTCCCACAGTTTTTGCAATGTATCGCATAATTCTTTCAGATACAGTCTATCCGGCAAATAAAATTCGGGAGCAAGCACCCTGCAAAATGTCCAGAACGACTTTATGCATTGTCTGCGTGTCTTTTCTATAGTCAAAACAAGAAGCTCTTCCACTTCTGTTCTGTCAATCGTTTTCAAGCTTCTTTGTAAGGTTGCTGATTTCATCCAAAACTTCCTTATCAGTCAGATATGAAAGATTTCCTTTAATATTTATATCTCCTTCGATCTGTTTCAAATCGGGGATTAACTTTTTAGCCAACGCTATCAAAACGGTGCTATTACTGAATGCTTCTTCAACCATGTGATCAAGAAGTTTCAATCCTTTACGCTTTTCTACCCGTCGGATTGATTCTACAAGCTCATCTACCTTCGCTACACGAGGCTTCCTTGTAGAATTAAACAATCCCACATGGCTTGCAGCTATTTGTTCTTTGGCTTGTGGGTTATGGTTTCTTTTCATAATTCATTCCACCTTATTTTCCTGTTTGTTATTGATTTTCTGTTTGTTATTGATTTACTATAGTAAAACACCATTTCTATGTAAAATTAAAAAGTTTGGTCGAACTGCCAATCACCAGAGAATATTCCTTTGAACTTTTCGCATACCCCCCCTTTATAGGACAACACAGTAGTTACCAATAGATATATCACCAATGGTCACAGCCAACACAGTTTCTAAGTTACAACCAAAACCAACGGAACCACAACCATCTGAGTTATAACCAGAACCATAACCATCTAAGTTACAACCAAAACCAAAACCAGTTCCTAATTGGCTACAACCATAACCAAAACCAACTGAATCACAACCAAAACCAAAGCAAACATCGTTGGAAGGAACCAATTGGTTATAACCAAGACGAGTACTATCAAAAGGAATTGATTGGTTTACAGTATCTATTTTAGTGGAAGCACGCTCTCTATTGCGCCTGTTATGTATTGAATATCTCTTACTTTTATTCATTGTCAATAACCTGTCAAGTACGTAGTTTAAAGGGTTCATAGAGGATTCCTATATTAGTTAATTATGATTCTTATTGTGTCATGAGCACACATTATATCCAATTTGTAATAAATATATATAACCGCAAGCCATTATGCGATATACAACTTATTATATTAATATAAACTTTATCTATCAATATGGTATTGGTAATAGAAAGATATTGGTAATAGATTGGATATACTAAGGGGAACTCAGGTTATACGGGATTATGTTCTATATTACCACATTATATCTAATATTCTTCCACAAGCCATTTTCTATTTCATTTGAGCAAATCTTTCTTTTATAAGATGCTGCGTTCTTGTTTCTTCTTTTACATCTATATTTTTCTCGTTGGCGTTCTCTCGCTTTTACTGCATGTTCATAACAATACGTTTTATTAAAAAGTGGTTTACCACATACTCTACACCTGCCTTCATCAATCATCTTTAATTGATACTTTTGTTGACGTGTCATTTTTCTTCTCCTTTCTACAATTGAAATTCATATGTCGTTTTTTAAGGTTAATACGTTTTTTTGCTATCTCAAAATATGTGGGATCAATTTCTATGCCAATATATCGGCGGTTGGTTTCGATACAAGCAACAGCAGTCGTGCCAGAGCCAAGAGTAAAGTCCAATACTAATTCACCTTCATCGGTATAAGTCTTAATTAGATATTCAAACAGTGCTACTGGTTTTTGGGTTGGATGCAAACCAGTTTCCTTGTTAAATTCATGATTTTCTCCTTTTCATTATATCAATTCCTTTCCACCTTCTGTTTCTGTTATGTACCAAGCATTATGTATATCAGGACTAAAAATCACTTGTTGTGCAACAATATAATCTGTATTATAAAAATCAGCCACAGCTTTGAATAATGCTTTGTCATTATCATACTTCTGCCTGTTGTGAAGATAGTATAACCTGATTTGGAGATCACGTAATGGGGCAGATAATAAATCATATTGCCTTATTCTTCGTTCTATCTGTCTTATCTGTAAAATCACAGCATCAATGTGCTCCGCAAGTAATGCCAATTCTGCTATTCTGGCTCCGGAACGTTTTTCATTAAAATATAAATTACGAATCTTTTCATATCTCTGGAGCCTTGCAAATTTGTCAAGAACTTGTGCTTTTTTAATATTCTTTCGATGAAATTTCTTGCTTTTCCGTCTCTTTAACATTGGATTTCCTTCTCCTTTTCATGGATTGTGCCAATGTGCTTGAGGTTTTGCGATAAAATCTGTGAGAGTGTTTTGACATCATCATAGCTGGTTTTACACTTAACCAAAATCTTCCATGTATAATCTGCATTTGAAAATATTAGTGTGCCACGCAATTTTCTTTGTTGATAATCATAATCAATTAGGTCACCCTCAAAAATCCATTTATCCCCGACCTTAATACCGAGTTCAAATACAATATCTCCATCACCGAAATGTTCAAGATGTAGTGATCTATCAAAATTTATTCCATCTTTCGAGTAGATTGCTCTGCCATCTAAAAGCTGCATGTAACAGAGTATCTTGTTATTTATCACAAGCCGCAGCCTTAATTCTTTCTGTGCCATTATTCACCTCAATAAGTAAAAGTGTCTCGGTGGTTTTGTTAAGTTTTCTGCTATCTAATTATGACCATTCATTAAGCACTATTCACTCAGTATTTTCATCCTCTGCGTCGCCGCCATCTTCATCATCATTGTAACTATTTTCCCGTTTTCATTTGCCCTCCGGAAATTGATTCCACACCCGCCCGCCGAGTTCGGGCATCTTTACGAGTTTGCCATTTATATTTCCCTCTTTAGAATTTTACCTCAATATAAGCATTATTACAAAGACAAGCACACCAAGAACAAGGCAGCCAATCCTTAAAACTACTGCTCCACTTGTCTCCTCGGACATAGGCGCAAAAACAACATACATACACGTTATAAAGATTATAAGCCATCCCTGAAATTCAGTCATAATTCTCCTCCTTTGCAAGTTTCGTGAAGTGGTCAATAATAAAGTCTGAACATTCTACATTTCCTGCATCCTGGCATGGCTCCAAAATAGGACAATCATGACACATTATACCACTGCTCCAACTACCTGCCATTAGCTCAATAACCCTATCCTTCAACACATCCGTTTCTGATATAGTATTCATCACAGTTTCTCCATCGTCGGCACTTCAACCCAAACATTCTGCTCCCAAAGAAACCTACCGAAACGTTTGATAAAACCACTTTTAAATTTCTCTGGATATCTCACGTCTTGCACTTGACATACCAGATTATGAGTTATCTTAAACCTATGACGGATAGACTCAAATGGCTGACAAGTAGAAGCCCGCCATTTAGCAAACGGGAGATGGTTAAAGTCAGCTCTGTAAAGGTGCTTTCTTTGGTGGTTTCCACTATGAAGCCAAGCTTCCCGTCCAAGGACTTCGGAACTGATGAAAAATTGCAACACACAACCCCAGGGTTTATCCCATCCTCGAAATATTTCCTTATAGAATACAGCTGTGCCCATAAGTAAATGACCAAACTCATATCTTTCTGGTGGCTGTTCCTTCAACGGTCTTACTACTGTCAATCTACCTGTCTTAGCGCGTTTGGCTTCGTGCTGGTCAAG